ATGATGAAAAAAAGTATTCTGGCGTTTCTGTTACTCACCAGTTCTGCAGCGGCGCTGGCTGCACCGCAGGTGATTACCGTCAGTCGTTTTGAAGTGGGTAAAGACAAATGGGCATTTAACCGCGAAGAGGTGATGCTGACTTGCCGACCGGGTAATGCTTTGTATGTTATTAATCCGAGTACCCTCGTGCAGTATCCTTTAAACGATATCGCACAAAAGGAAGTTGCCAGTGGGAAGACCAATACCCAACCCATTTCGGTGATTCAGATTGATGATCCTAACAATCCCGGCGAAAAAATGAGTCTGGCACCGTTTATAGAACGAGCTGAAAAACTCTGTTAATTACCTAAAATAGCCTTTTGATTTCCAATAAAAAAAACGCCTCAGTTCTTTCACCAGAACGGGCGGTTTTTAACATTTAAGCTGATGACCACCGCGCTTTTTATTGACCATTTTGCACGCAAACTGGAAAACCTGGCGTCGTCATCTATTCTTAAAGGGCAAGGCAACTAAGCCTGCATTAATGCCAACTTTTAGCGCACGGCTCTCTCCCAAGAGCCATTTCCCTGGACCGAATACAGGAATCGTATTCGGTCTTTTTTTAATTGCATTTGAAATCAATTAGTTACAAATGCTTCCCCGAAATTCCCCGAAATTTACTCGAATTTCTGTATTCCGGTCTTTTTTGGTTATATCACAACCAAAATACATTTAACAATCCATTTACGTTAAAATCAGAGCAGTAAGTACGTTTTTTCTCTCTCATCAAGATACATTTTTGTTGTCTTCTCCGATGTGTGGCCAAGTAGACGCTGAGCAAATTCTTCTCCACATATTTCTTTGTACAATCGTCCAGCCAGGCTTCTGATTTCGTGAAAAGTTGGTGGGTTTTCACTGAACAGGATACCTGTTAATTTTCTGGCTGCGACAAATTTCTTTGTCAGGCCGTCCGGGTGAATGCTGCCGTCAGGGCTGTTTTTTCTAATCCCGGCACTGATTAGATAATCCCCCCTACTTACCATGCGGCACTGTTTAACTACTGCACCAAGTCGTAAACCAGCGACAGGAAGGCTGAGTGACAGGGGGATAGCAATCATCATTCCTGTCTTAATTTGCCTGATGTGGAGACGATCATCATAAATATCACTGAACCGCATATTCGTTATGTCTTCGCGACGTTGTCCTGTTACAAGGGCTAAGTCCATAGCTAATGGGAACCATGCCGGAAGTTGATCTGCTGCCTCCCTGATGCAGTTGTATGTCTTTAGTTTCAGCCGTTCTCTTGTAACTACTATTTTCGGTGCTCTTGTTGGCGTTACTGGATTTTGAGATATACGTCCTTCAACAATGGCTTCGCGGAACATATCAGATAACACAGAACGCATTGATCCTGCCATCGTGTTTTTCCCTCCTTCAATCCACAAATCAAGAAACTCGGCGATATGGCGAGTGGTTATTTCTGTCAGTAAAACCCCTCCTAATTTTTCTTTTATTGTCTCCAGTTGATTTACCCGAGTTTTATAAGTATTTCTGGACGCTTTTCTCCTTATAAGAATCGTTTTGTAACGTTCAATCCAGTCTGCCATAGTAAATGAGTCGACCCCTTTAAGCTTTTCAATTAGGGCAGCAGGAGAGTAGTTTTTGTATATATAATGATTTGCTTCAATTGCCTGCGCTACTGCATCTCTTCTTGAAATTTTACCTAGTGTAAATTCTTCTTTCGTCAGAGGGTTGCGCCAGTAATATGCTTTGTCTCTCCTTCGATATGTTAAGTTTCTAGGCAAATTGGGATCGTATTTTTTCCGCTGCATGTTTTAACTTCTCCATTAACGGACTGTCTCTCCCTTGTCGCCCATTAGGCTGATGGTGTGTTATATCGGTATCAACCTTATTTGGGTTGATATAGAAAGCCTCCGGAACCACCCTGTAACTCCTCCCGTGTAGTTCAGGTGCAGGATAAATGTTTCCATTCCTTGCCCATCGTCTCAGCGTTGATATTGATGGTGGGGTATCCGGATATCTGAGTTTTCCCCACGTTTTGAGTGTCACAAGATTCATTGCCATACCTCTCACGATATGACCGCCAGTAAATATACAGAATACTGGCGGGTGTGGTTGATTTTTAATAATCAGCTATGAAGTTCTAATCTGGATATAATGAAATTCACGAGGACTGAAGTTTCTCGCAATTAAAATTTATCAGTTTTACTTTCTGCTCTCTGGAAACGCCTGCTTCTTTTTCCCCTGAGAGCATTTTTTCGCATTCTGATTTCGTTAGTTTTGTCTTTGAGTATCTTGTCCAGCTGGCAGGAGAACCACCTTCCTTTTCAATAGTGGCTGTAATTTTATACATGAACACCTCCATTAATATTTTCCCAAAATGCACTTGGTTTTACACCGGAATATTCTCATCGTATCCTGCTTGTTGCGTTTCGTTTTGTGTTTGTGGATCCGGGAATGCATATTCAACGCCTTCCAGTTCAATCCATAGTGCATTACGACCAGCTTTGATTGTCGGCCAGTCCATACCTTTGATTCTTTCCCATGAGCGGGAGGTGAATGTTTTTTCCAGCAAATCAGCTTTTGCGCGTTTGGCGTCGTTACTGGTGCCCCCATGGTGCTTGTTGAGCAACTCGATAATTTCATCAAGTGCGATTTCTTTTGCACGCTTTTCTTTTAGCCATGAGGTAGCCTGAGTTTAACGGACACTCCTTCCTGAAATAGAATGGCATCGGAAGGAGCTAATAATGAGCAGAAAAACCCAACGTTACTCTAAAGAGTTCAAAGCCGAAGCTGTCAGAACGGTTCTTGAAAATCAACTTTCGATCAGTGAAGGCGCTTCCCGATTATCCCTTCCTGAAGGCACTTTAGGACAATGGGTTACCGCCGCCAGAAAAGGGCTCGGTACTCCTGGTTCCCGCACGGTGGCTGAACTGGAATCTGAAATTCTGCAACTGCGTAAGGCGTTAAATGAAGCTCGCCTTGAGCGAGATATATTAAAAAAAGCAACAGCGTATTTTGCACAGGAGTCGCTGAAAAATATGCGTTAATCGAACAATGGCGACAACAATTTCCCATTGAAGCGATGTGTCAGGTATTTGGTGTATCCAGGAGCGGTTATTACAACTGGGTACAGCATGAACCCTCAGACAGAAAACAAAGTGATGAGCGGCTAAAACTGGAGATTAAGGTGGCACATATCCGCACTCGCGAAACATATGGAACCCGGCGGCTCCAGACGGAGCTGGCAGAGAATGGCATCATCGTTGGTCGTGACCGACTGGCACGTCTTCGTAAGGAGCTAAGGCTACGCTGTAAGCAGAAACGCAAGTTCAGAGCGACTACGAACCCGAACCACAATCTGCCAGTTGCGCCAAATCTGCTGAACCAGACGTTCGCTCCTACAGCACCAAATCAGGTCTGGGTGGCGGACCTGACGTATGTTGCCACACAGGAGGGATGGTTGTACCTCGCTGGCATCAAAGATGTTTATACGTGCGAAATTGTCGGCTACGCCATGGGAGAGCGCATGACAAAAGAGCTGACAGGTAAAGCCCTGTTTATGGCGCTCAGGAGCCAGCGCCCACCTGCCGGGCTAATCCACCACTCTGATCGAGGTTCACAGTACTGCGCATACGATTACCGGGTCATACAGGAGCAGTTTGGTCTGAAAACATCAATGTCGCGTAAAGGTAACTGTTACGACAACGCTCCGATGGAAAGCTTCTGGGGAACGCTGAAAAATGAGAGCCTGAGCCACTATCGTTTTAATAACCGGGATGAAGCCATCTCAGTAATACGGGAATACATTGAGATTTTCTACAATCGTCAGCGTCGTCACTCTCGTCTGGGGAATATCTCCCCGGCAGCCTTCAGGGAAAAATATCATCAGATGGCTGCTTAAAAAAAGAACAAATGGTAGTGTCCGCTATTGCCAGTACACCTCAAGCACCACGGGAGATGGCAATGGATAATTTTTTCGCTTTAGCCCAGTAAAAACCGCCTTTAATACCGAGGCGTTTTCTTACTTTGTCATTTTTTGCTTCGTAATACAGTGGGTAAACTTGTTTATCGGTGCTCATTGTTTTTTAACCTCAACTCATATTCAGATTGCATAAAAGAAACGAACTGATGATGCGATATGAGAGAGTTCTTTCAGTCGTTGATAACTGATACCGTATTTCTTGTCAGCCTCTTCAATGCGAGCTGTGAGTAATGCAATTTCTTTAATGGCACATACACAACAATCAAATGTTCTCAGAACGTAACCGCCATCAATAATTACCGTGACGTTTTCTTTTTGGGAAATCTGAATGAAACTATGTAATGTATTCCCACATTTAAATTCGGCGAGAGAATCGTTAATAACATTAAGTTCAATTTCACATTCAATAATACTCATTGCTGTTTCCTTTTTTAAGGTTGAGTGAATCCCTGCCATTGCTGGCATAAATTCAGTTTCGAATATTCAGTTAATTAAAGTTCGTGTGCCATCTGGTCTTTTTCGGCACAGATTTCACTACAATATTTGCGTTTCTTTTTCCTCATCATGGTTCCGTGCATGTAAATAAGTTCAGCAGTGTAAGCCTTATCAGGGCTTACTTGTCTGTCACACAGGCCATAAGCACAGGGAATTAAATCGGGATCACCTTTCTGCTGGAGGGTTTTTTTGATTATCCATAACAATTTTTTGATTCCGGTGTGTGTTATGGTCTGCTGAGGTGCAGAGGTAAAACAATAATCAAGCATAGGGTTCATATCCGTAGCTCCATTTTTATTTTAAAGAAAGTAATTGTTCCACAGTCATATTTTTAATTGCGCCCCGGTTAACAAGAGTCCATCCCTGTTTTTCCAGATAAAACCGGAAAGTCTCCAGGGTACAGACCAGTGCGCCATCAGGAACGGTTTCGGTGAATTCGACATTGCCGAATTTGTCGAAGTGAACAACCAGAGTGCGACCATCTCCCGGAATCATCTTGTCAGCAGGTGGGGTGTTATTCTGGCGCAGTTCGGCCTCCATGCGGTCTAACTCAGCAATGTAGGCTTCCTTGAATGCGGCGGCTTTTTTGCCAGTGAAGCCCATCACCAGGAAAACGAAGCCGTTTTTGGTGATTTGGTACATTGGGAGTTTGCGCCCGGTTGAGTCGGTGTATTCGCTCGCCTCAAAATTGAGGGCAGTAAATTTATCTGAGCATTCAATATTTGCGATGGCACGTAACACATTGTCGTGTCGTTTGTGGAAGAACTCTGCAACCGCAACAGACGTAGTGACAGCGCGACCGTTTTCTACGGTTACACAAGGGTGAGAAAGGGTAGTAGCCATGATGGCAGCCTCCGCGATGAATTTGATTAACTCACCACCGGAGGTAGCAATCTCATGGGTGGTGAGACGTACAGGGTTGCTACAACCGGTCATCACGGAACCCGGCCAGTCTTGCGACTGCCCCGCACGCCCCACCATAATTTGAATGTGGCTGTGCATTACGCATAAAAAAACCGCCTGAGCGCGGTTATGCGCCGTGAATGACTTCGGGGTAGCAATCCCGGCACCCGTTTTATGAGGTGCAGGTGCACTATAATTCCACCCGTTCTGGTTTTCAATAGCTACATTCAACATTTTCTCTTTCCTTTCATCACCGAAGTGAACTTTGTTGATGCGGTGCCTGGTGCCTCCAGGTGACGTTAACCAGTTAACAATTAACGCCGGAATAAGGGATTTTCCTTACTGTTTTAACTGTTCCGCGTGCGCTGAGCCGCATTCACCGCATCACAAAATTCACTTTAAAAAGGGCGGACATCAGCCAGCAATTAAACCGATGCCGCCAACTGGTACTTCACACAGCAATGTCGTTATTTACAACCGGAGGCGCACTCCCACCATTTAAATTTAACAGACAAGACCGACTCTTTATGGATACCGGAAATGCGCCTTCGTGTTGTGCCCGGTTTTATTTCACCACCTCCGGGCTTTGGTGGTATCTTTACTGAAGTTCTCGCACAACCAGTAAGGAAATGAATATGCCAACGTATCTCGCCAGAGTAGAACTATATAATGCTGAGCCAGAGGATTACGAAGGGCTTCATAAATATATGCTCTCACTAGGCTGTGTCCCTTAATCATCTGAGCTATAGTAACTGTCTGTTTACACAACATATTGAACTATGGCTCGCTACGACCTTCCCGATGAGGCATGGACCATCATCAAGCCCCTGTTACCTCCTGAACCCGCCACACCACGGGCCGGACGCCCATGGGCTGAGCACCGTAAAATCATCAATGGCATGTTCTGGGTGTTATGTTCCGGTGCACCATGGCGCGATTTACCCGAACGATATGGGTCATGGAAAACTGTTTATAACCGCTTTAACCGATGGTCAAAGTCAGGCGTGATTAATATTATTTTCAACAGGTTGCTTTCGCTACTTGATGCAAACGGCTTTATTGACTGGTCTGCCACCGCGCTGGATGGCAGTAATATCCGGGCGCTGAAATGTGCCGCCGGTGCTCAAAAAAACATCCCGATATCGACGGAGATAATGGGCTGGGTCGCTCTCGCGGCGGTTTTGGCACCAAAATCCATCTGGCAACAGACGGAAGTGGCCTCCCGTTAAATATCGTGCTAAGCCCCGGACAAGCTCATGAAAGCCAGTTCGCGCAACGACTTCTGGACGGGATTGGCGTTCAGCGTCAGAACGGCAGCATGAAACGCCGTGGACATGCGGTACTGGCTGATAAAGCGTATTCAGGGCGCGCATTGCGCAACGAGCTGAAAAATAACGGTATAAAGGCAGTAATCCCCCGAAAGTCAAATGAGAAAATGGCATCGGATGGACGTGCACAGCTTGATCGTGATGCGTACCGCAATCGTAATGTCGTTGAACGGTGCTTTGGGCGGCTGAAAGAATATCGCCGCATCGCCACGCGTTACGACAAAACGGCGAGAAATTACCTGGCGATGGTGAAACTGGGCTGCATCCGACTCTTTTATCAACGCTTACGTAATTAAGGGACACAGCCTAGCATCCAGTAATCAGGTTAGCGAATTAACAATGTGGGTTAAACGACTGGTCAGTCAACTGAAAAAAGCTAAGCCTGACTGCAAATTACCGGAGAAGGCGATGGATTACCTGAAGCGAAATGGACTGATAAGCGTGGAGGATGTTTTACGATGACCTGGCCTGAAGCATTCACCACGGTAGGAATTGCAATGGCGGTGGCGCTGGTTGTGTATTCGATTTGCCGCTGGGGGTAAGGTAAACCAGCCCCGAACGGGCTGGTAATTTAAAGAGGTAATTTGATGATGGCTGTCAGTGCGCCAACAGCAACGACGAGCATGCCACCAAATCTGACGGTCAGTTGCAGGCTGAGTTTGTCTATTTTTGCATCAAGGGCTGCAATGTCGTTTTTTAGTTCAGTTCTGACATCATTTAGGTCGCGCTTTGTGGCGACTTCTGCGGCTTCGTGAGAATCTTTCACTGCGGCAGATATAGCGCGCGCCTGAGCTGCCGGCATTCCTGCGGCTTCCAAGGTTTCGACGAACTTCAGTGTATCAAAATAGACCTGAGCCATGTTAAATCCTTCGTTGTTGGGGAATATTGTTAGTTTAGCCTGTAGTGGCTGTTGACGACAACGTTAATCCGGGGCTATATTCCTCACGCGCCAGCAAAATCTGGCGTCGGGATTGGCGTCCCGGATGTTTACGGAGCGATATGAGACGCGTCCGCGTCTTTTTTCATATCGTTTGCACAGTCACATTCGCGATTTATGGCGGGCTGTGTGGGGGAGCCGAAAGGCTCGCCGGTTTCCGTACCCGGTTACGCCAACCCTGCACAGTTCGCCACCAGTTCGATTGGCGTCGTCGGTGGCGATAATTTCCAAATGTACGGAGTTATCGTTATGACCACTCAAATCTCTGTTGAAACTCTCTCCCCGATCGCCCATAACCAGATACCTGTTATTACCACTGAACTTTTGGCGCAGTTGTACGGCACAGAAGCGATTCGCATTCAGCAAAATCACGCCAGAAACGCTGAACGTTTTATTGAAGGTAAGCATTTTTATAAGTTAGTGGGCGATGAGCTTAGAGGTATGAAGCACAGACTATCTTTAAGCGAGTCTGTGAAAATTGCCCGTAACGTTCGCTCCCTCATTCTCTGGACAGAACGCGGAGCAGCACGTCACGCCAAAATGCTCGAAACCGATCAGGCGTGGGAAGTATTCGAAAAATTGGAAGACTGCTACTTCAACCAGTACGAGAAAGATCGGGCTACGGGGAAAATGAACATCGATATTCACCTGGCGATCCGTGATGATAAAACTGCCTTCATCCGAAGTTATGCGCCTGGTCAGCTGGTGACGGTTGAAGAAGCCCTGATGTTGCTTAAATCGCGCGGATGGCTGGTAATGCCGCGAGATGAACTTGCCGGAAAATTAATGGAGCTTTAACTGGTTAAATTAGCCCCGATATGGGAATTCCCATATCGGGAGAACATTACCACCGGGGATAAAATGATTTGCGGTGAAAGGGAAGTTAAGTAGAATTGCTGCGGGTGCTTGAGGCTATCTGTCTCAGGCATGAACACCAAAAGGCAGATGAGAAGCCCCAGTTAACATTACGCGTCCTGCAAGACGCTTAACATTAATCTGAGGCCAATTTCATGCTAGGCTGTGTCCCTTAATTACGTAAGCGTTGATAAAAGAGTCGGATGCAGCCCAGTTTCACCATCGCCAGGTAATTTCTCGCCGTTTTGTCGTAACGCGTGGCGATGCGGCGATATTCTTTCAGCCGCCCAAAGCACCGTTCAACGACATTACGATTGCGGTACGCATCACGATCAAGCTGTGCACGTCCATCCGATGCCATTTTCTCATTTGACTTTCGGGGGATTACTGCCTTTATACCGTTATTTTTCAGCTCGTTGCGCAATGCGCGCCCTGAATACGCTTTATCAGCCAGTACCGCATGTCCACGGCGTTTCATGCTGCCGTTCTGACGCTGAACGCCAATCCCGTCCAGAAGTCGTTGCGCGAACTGGCTTTCATGAGCTTGTCCGGGGCTTAGCACGATATTTAACGGGAGGCCACTTCCGTCTGTTGCCAGATGGATTTTGGTGCCAAAACCGCCGCGAGAGCGACCCAGCCCATTATCTCCGTCGATATCGGGATGTTTTTTTGAGCACCGGCGGCACATTTCAGCGCCCGGATATTACTGCCATCCAGCGCGGTGGCAGACCAGTCAATAAAGCCGTTTGCATCAAGTAGCGAAAGCAACCTGTTGAAAATAATATTAATCACGCCTGACTTTGACCATCGGTTAAAGCGGTTATAAACAGTTTTCCATGACCCATATCGTTCGGGTAAATCGCGCCATGGTGCACCGGAACATAACACCCAGAACATGCCATTGATGATTTTACGGTGCTCAGCCCATGGGCGTCCGGCCCGTGGTGTGGCGGGTTCAGGAGGTAACAGGGGCTTGATGATGGTCCATGCCTCATCGGGAAGGTCGTAGCGAGCCATAGTTCAATATGTTGTGTAAACAGACAGTTACTATAGCTCAGATGATTAAGGGACACAGCCTAGACACATGTAGGTTAGCCTCTTACGTGCCGGAAGGCAAGGAGAAGCAGGCTATGAAGCAGCAAAAGGCGATGTTAGTCGCCCTGATCGTCATCTGTTTAACCGTCATAGTGACGGCACTGGTAACGAGGAAAGACCTCTGTGAGGTACGAATCCGAACCGGCCAGACGGAGGTCGCTGTCTTCGTAGACTACGAATCCAGGAAGTAAGAGTGACCGGGCGGGGAGCTGATCCCATCCCCGCCCACCTCTGATGTGTCAGGCATCCTCAACGCACCCGCACTTAACCCGCCCATCGCTGTGATCTCTCAGCGTTTCGGCGGGTTTTTTGTTGTTTATTTCCGGTGAATTTGATTCGCGCACCTTCGCAGATAGAATCGACTCACTTAAGTAGCGCGCAGGGAGAAGAGGGATGGACCCCGAACAGGGGAGAGCTATTTATCTGGAAGGATTCTGAAGATGAAAATCGAAGAATTGCGTGAAATTTTTAGTGAAAATGGCCTCTATGCTGTGCGCGTTGAGAATGGAGCGATTGTCAGCCATTGCCGCATTAGATGTTTGCAATCTCAACAAAGGAAGAGCGGTGCTGTGTTATTTTATTTTTGTAATGGACTTCTGACGGACGGTTTTATTTTGCGTGAGGACGAATTTGTCACATCATTACGGGTTTTGAAAGAGATTGGTTTTAAGGCTGGTTTTCTGCTTTTGCTGAAGAATAAACTCATCTACAATCTTGAGCAGGATTGAACTCCTGCTGTGTAACACCGTGCCACCGGAGAAAGCCGATGGCACATATACAACTGGTCAAACAAACCTCTTCCGGATTACTTCTCCCGGCGACGCCGGAGAGTTGCGATTTTCTGCATCAAATCAAAATAGGTGAGTGGATACACGCAGACTTTAAGCGTGTGCGTAACTACGCATTCCACAAGCGTTTTTTCAAACTCCTGCAACTGGGTTTCGATTACTGGACTCCGGTCGGTGGGGCGATCACGCCTCGCGAACGAAAACTGGTGTCCGGTTTCGTTGATTACCTGTGTGAATCAGTAGGCCGGGAACATACGCCAGCTCTGAGCGAAGCCGCAGAGCAATATCTGAATACAGTTGCGACACGCAGAACCCGTGATACGGCATTGCTAAAGTCGTTTGAGGCTTTCCGCGAGTGGGTAACCATTCAGGCCGGATTTTACACCGAGCATATTTATCCTGATGGTAGTCGTGGGCGCAGGGCAAAATCTGTGGAACTGGATCCTGTTCCGTAAATTCTCCTCTCCGGAGGAAGTCGAAAATGTGGCCGCGCAGCTACTGGAGTTTGCGTAATGGTGGATTTACGTAAAGCGGCGCGGGGGCAGATGTGCACCGTCAGAATTCCTGGCTACTGCAATCACGATCCGGAAACGTCTGTGCTGGCGCATTACCGACTGGCGGGAACGTGCGGAACAGCGACAAAACCACACGATATGCAGGCGGCGATTGCCTGTAGCTCATGCCACGATTTAATCGACGGACGGGTAAAAACAAGCGATTACACCAAAGAAGAATTACGCCTGATGCATGCAGAAGGTGTTTTTCGCACGCAAGAAATCTGGAGAAAGGAAGGTTATTTATGATTTACCCAATAAATACAGGCAAAAGCGGGGAACACCTTCGTCTCACCACGCTGGAAAGTGTCTGGATTCAGGGAAAACTGCGCATGTGGGGGCGCTGGTCGTATATTGGCGGCGGTAAGACGGGGAATATGTTCAACCAGTTGTTGGCCTCTAAAAAGCTGACAAAAACGGCAATTAACGAGGCGCTCCGGAGGATGAAAAAAGCAGGTCTGGACAAACCTGAACTTGAGGCTTTTTTGCGGGATATGATCAACGGCAAGCAAAAAAGCTGGCTGGTGCATTGTACTGATGCAGAGGCGTTATGCATTGATCGGGTGATTAGTGAAGTGCTGGCAGAACACCCAAGATTGATTTGTATCCTCCGGCAACGATATGAAGGGAGGGGGATGACTAAGCGAAAAATGGCTGAATTGCTGAATGATTCACACCCTGAGTGGTGTTACGCCACGTGCCGTAATCGCATAGATGCGTGGTTGAAAATGGCAGAGTTTATGCTCTATCTGCCGATGCGTGATGCATTCTCTTCCGGGGATTTAAAAACTGTCTGTTGACTCAATCTGTTATCCGGGGCTATATTCCTCACGCGCCAGCAAAATCTGGCGTCGGGATTGGCGTCCCGGATATCGAAACGGTGCATAACCGCGCTGGCGGTTTTTTTATGCGCTAAGCACAGTCACATTCGCGATTTATGGTGGGCTGTGTGGGGGAGTTGAGAGACTCGCCGGATGTTTCGACCGGTTACGCCAACCCTGCACAGTTCACCACCCAGCGATTGGCGTCGCAGGTGGTGAGTTAAAAACCATCGAAACGCGAGGTCGTTATGACTGTTCAGATTTCTGTCAAAAACCTTTCCCCTGTTACCTATAACCAGATTCCTGTTATTACCACCGAACTTTTGGCGCAGCTTTACGGCACTGAGCCGGTGCGTATTCGCCAGAATCATCATGAGAACAAAGTACGCTTCGTTGAAGGGAAACACTTTTTCAAAGTTGTTGGTAATGACCTTAAAGAATTGCGGGTAGCTTTAAACTACTCACAAAATCCCATCTCTCCCAAAACCCGCTCCCTCATTCTCTGGACAGAACGCGGCGCATCCCGCCACGCAAAAATGCTCGAAACCGATCAGGCGTGGGATGTGTTCGAAAAACTGGAAGACTGCTATTTCAGTCAAAAGGAGCCGTCAACGCCAGTTTCATGCCAGAAAAGTTACGACACGCGAGTTCTCTGTTATCAGCAAGGCGGTGTCACTGTTTCCACAATTCAGTTGCGGGATGATGATATTGTTATTTTCCTTGAGTCATGGCTGGAACTGGCGAGAGCCAATGGTTGGTTTGTTGTTCGCAGAGATAAACTGGTGGAAAGGCTGATGCAGCTTTAAAAAGTTCTTGCAATTTTAGCCATAAACTGCTTCAATTCCGGTACGCTTCGCAAAGTTGTACTGCGAGGCGAATAGCAGACATGGACATTTGAAAGAGCCCGCTTTATGCGGGTTTTTTTATACCTGAAAAACGGCACAGGACGTTAAACGTGCTGGTGGTCAGATGAGTTTGCAGATGTGATGACATATGGTTATTATTCTGCCTCCGGCCCTTTAGCTCAGTTGGTCAGAGCGAGCGACTCATAATCGCCAGGTCGCTGGTTCAAGTCCAGCAAGGGCCACCAACCACCACTAGCTCATCCGGATAGAGCATCAACCTTCTAAGTTGACGGTGCGAGGTTCGAGTCCTCGGTGGTGGGCCAGCGCCGACTTAGCTCAGCAGGCAGAGCAACTGACTTGTAATCAGTAGGTCACCAGTTCGATTCCGGTAGTCGGCACCATATGCGGGCATCGTATAATGGCTATTACCTCAGCCTTCCAAGCTGATGATGCGGGTTCGATTCCCGCTGCCCGCTCCAGCGAGATTTGAGACGAAGGTTGTTATTTGCACTGACACAATATTGTGTGGGAATGTCTGACTCCTTACCATCTCCTGTTCTGTGATGTTGTTTTGTTGCAGTTCCAGTGCTCTTTTTTCAGCACCAGAATGGTGCATTGTCGGTCAGGTTACGTAGTGAACCTCTGGCAGGGGACTGATAATGCATCATTCTGGTGTTGTAAATATCTCTTCGGACAACTTACAAAATATTCTAAGCAAACCCCGGGAACACACTCTTAACTGCCTTGGCTGGCGGTTTTTTGTACAGTACTCGGTATGTGTGAGCTGGAAATCAGATTTTGCATGGACTGGAATCATGCTGTTATTTAGGGGCGAAGAACTGGCTTTTTCTTCCGCCTTCTCACCAGTAACGATTAGAAAAATAATGAAATGCCCCCCTCCGGGGAGGAGGACCGTAGAAAAAAGGACCCGCCAGCAAAAACATTGGGGATGAACAGCTTTCGCTACTCAGATTGCTGGCGGGTAAAGTTCCTCATGAATTAAGAATGCTACGCGATCTTTTTTAATGGAAATGAAAATTATTGTCAATTAGTCGTGCGTGTTTTTTCATACAATATTGGTAAAGGTGATTCAGGCCATCAGAGTTTTGCTGATGGCCTTTTTTCTTTCCGATAGCACAGGTCTGTCGGGGGTGCCCCTATTAAGTTGTCAAGCATGTTATGACCCCTGCGGGGTATAAAAAGTCCCGTCGCGCATCATGGCGAACAGAACGTCGCAGCGTCGTCTCGCCAGGGCGATAAGCGCCTGATTGTGTCGTTTTCCCTGACTCATTTTGCGGGTGTAGTAAGCCCTGGAGAGCGGATCCCTGAGCGCGGCGAAGGCCGACAGGAACAACGCCCGTTTGAGAGCTTTATTACCCCGTCGCGAGGGATGCTCACCGCGTATTGACGAGCCGGATCGCCGAGTTACCGGCGCAAGGCCAGCATAAGCAGCGAGATGTGCGGCAGAGGCGAAGGCGCGGCAGGCGACCTCGGTGAGGAGTCTGGCTGCGGTCCTGACACCGACTCCGGGCATACTGGTCAGGGCCGGGTAAAGAGGGTGAGCAAGAACTCGCTGTTCTACCTCAAGCGCCACCTCGTCTCTTTGCTTACGCAGCGTGATGAGCTGGAGTGCCAGACGTGGCAGTACTACGGCAGCGGCATTCGTGCCGGGAACGACGACGGTTTGTTCGGCCAGTGCCTGAGCTATGTCTGCTGCAAGGCGTTTACCCAGACGAGGCGCAAGTTTGCAGAGCTGGGCTGCCAGCTTCTTCTCACCCAGCGAAGCGAGTTTTTCTGGTGAGGGATATCGCTGGAGAAGATCGAGTACCGCCGGGTGCTCAAGTCTCGGACCGAGAACGCGCTCCAGTGCCGGATGTATCTGGGTCAGAAGGCCGCGGATACGGTTGCTGGCCTGCGTTGTCTGTGCGGCAAGATCATCATCGAAGCCGCAGAGCATGGAGAGTTCGGCGATTTGCTCGTCAGCCAGTTTCAGCGTGCGTAGCGCGTGAGGCAGGGTACGGGCAGCTTCGGCAATGATGGCAGCGTCACGAGCATCAGTTTTAGCTTCACCGGCGTGTAAGTCGGCTATGCGGCGCATGGCCAGTCCAGGGAGGTATCCGACAAGGACTCCTTCTGAGCGGGCAACGGCGACAGGTAACGCACCGATGGTAGCTGGCTGATCAACAACCAGCAGTATCTGACCATGTTGTTTCAGGTCAGATATTAGCGACCTGAGTTTGTTTTCGTCGTTGGGTAATGCTTTATCGAACAGGCGTTTACCTGAACGATTAATGGCAACAGCGTGATGCGTATCTTTACCGACATCAACGCCGATAAAGACCTGGACGGATTCGTAATCGCTGGATTCGGTCATTCTGTCTCCCTTGTATATGGGTTAACCAGATAACCACGGGGAGCAGGTACCGGCATCCACGTTACAGACGGTCCCGGCAAAAGTGCCTGACCTGACCCCTATTAGCGGTTACCAGCGCCCCACCAGACCCGGTGACATCACCCCCCGGATCATGGACGACTGGGGGCAGTAATCATGCCGGGTCTGGCTGGCTAACACCCCATTATAAGGGGTACGAATAAAGTAACGGGGCGGGATATGTATCAGATGGAAAAAATATCAACAGGCATTGCCTACGGCACCTCCGCCGGCAGTGCCGGCTACTGGTTTTTGCAGTGGTTGGATCAGGTCAGTCCATCACAGTGGGCTGCGATTGGTGTGCTGGGAAGTCTGCTTCTGGGGCTTCTGACTTATCTGACGAATCTGTATTTCAAAATAAGAGAAGATAAGCGTAAGGCTGCGAGAGGTGAATAATGTCGCCATCATTACGCAAGGCTGTTGCAGTTGCTATTGGTGGCGGGGCTGTTGCTATAGCATCTGTGTTAATCACTGGCCCAGGTGGTAACGATGGTCTGGAAGGTGTCAGCTACATACCATACAAAGATATCATTGGTGTATGGACTGTATGTCACGGACACACCGGAAAAGACATCATGCCTGGTAAAACGTATACCGAAGCAGAATGCAAAGCTCTCCTGAATAAAGACCTTGCCACTGTCGCCAGACAAATTAACCCGTACATCAAAGTCGATATACCGGAAACAACGCGCGGCGCTCTTTACTCGTTCGTTTACAACGTGGGTGCTGGCAATTTCAGAACATCGACGCTTCTTCGCAAAATAAACCAGGGCGATATCAAAGGCGCATGTGACCAGCTACGTCGCTGGACATATGCTGGCGGTAAGCAATGGAAAGGGCTGATGACCCGTCGTGAGATTGAGCGTGAAGTCTGTTTGTGGGGGCAGCAATGAGCAGAGTCACCGCGATTATCTCCGCTCTGGTTATCTGCATCATCGTCTGCCTGTCATGGGCTGTTAATCATTACCGTGATAACGCCATTACCTACAAAGAGCAGCGCGATAATGTGAAGGAAAAACTCAACCAGGCGACCGCAATCATTACTGACATGCAGATACGCCAGCGTGATGTTGCTGCACTCGATGCAAAATACCTGAAGGAGTTAGCTGATGCGAAAGCTGAAAATGATGCTCTACGTGATGATGTTGCCGCTGGTCGTCGTCGGTTGCACATCAAAGCAGTCTGTCCGTCCGTGCGTGAAGCCACCATCGCCTCCAGCGTGGATAATGCAGTCTCCCCCAGACTGGCAGACACCGCTGAACGGGATTATTTCACCCTCCGGGAACGACTGGTAATGATGCAGGCCCAACTTGAAGGTGCTCAGCAATACATAACCGAACAGTGTTTAAAGTAAAATCTTAACTACAATATGATTCATTTTGATGATTGTTTCATAAGGAACAGTGAAGTAAGATCTTAGAGGAGTTAAATTTTATACAGTATAATCATAATGTTGCAGCAAGGTGGTTATAATTGAAAGAATATTTAGATATGAATACATCTCATGTAAGAGTTGTTACTCATATGTGTGGGTTCCTGGTTTGGCTCTATAGTCTTTCAATGTTGCCACCAATGGTTGTAGCATTGTTTTATAAAGAAAAAAGCCTGTTCGTTTTCTTTATAACTTTCGTTATATTTTTTTGCATTGGTGGCGGAGCGTGGTATACAACTAAGAAATCTGGTATTCAATTACGTACCCGTGATGGGTTTATTATAATTGTAATGTTTTGGATTTTGTTTTCTGTTATTAGTGCATTCCCTTTATGGATTGACTCAGAACTTAATTTAACGTTTATCGATGCTCTATTTGAAGGGGTTTCTGGAATAACAACAACAGGAGCAACTGTAATTGATGATGTTAGTTCATTACCTCGGGCATATTTGTACTATCGGTCACAGTTAAATTTTATAGGTGGTTTAGGAGTTATTGTTCTGGCGGTTGCTGTATTGCCATTATTGGGTATTGGTGGTGCAAAGCTTTATCAGTCAGAAATGCCGGGGCCATTTAAGGATGACAAACTTACTCCCCGCTTGGCCGATACGTCACGGACACTTTGGATAACTTATTCTTTATTAGGTATTGCTTGTATTGTCTGTTATAGACTTGCAGGAATGCCTTTGTTTGATGCTATTTGTCACGGGATATCCACAGTTTCGCTTGGTGGTTTCTCAACTCATAGCGAGAGTATCGGATATTTTAATAACTATTTGGTTGAGCTGGTGGCTGGTTCTTTTTCCCTGCTATCGGCTTTCAATTTCACCCTTTGGTATATTGTTATTAGCAGGAAAACGATAAAACCTTTAATCAGAGATATTGAACTTCGTTTCTTTCTGTTAATAGCCTTAGGGGTGATCATTGTTACCTCTTTCCAGGTCTGGCATATAGGTATGTATGACTTGCCTGGAAGTTTTATTCATTCGTTTTTTCTTGCCAGCTCCATGCTCACTGATAATGGTTTAGCTACGCAGGATTATGCAAACTGGCCCACGCACACGATAGTGTTTTTGCTGTTGTCAAGTTTCTTTGGGGGATGTGTAGGTTCAACTTGTGGTGGAATTAAGTCACTTCGATTTCTTATACTTTTCAAACAAAGCAAACACGAGATAAACCAGCTTTCTCATCCCAGAGCGTTGTTGAGTGTAAATGTAGGAGGGAAGATAGTTACAGATCGTGTCATGAGGTCTGTATGGAGTTTCTTTTTTCTTTATACTCTCTTCACGGTGTTTTTTATACTGGTGTTAAATGGTATGGGATATGATTTTCTTACATCATTTGCAACAGTGGCTGCATGTATTAATAATATGGGATTAGGTTTTGGGGCTACTGCATCGTCATTCGGAGTGCTTAATGACATTGCAAAATATTTAATGTGCATAGCTATGATTCTTGGTCGCCTTGAAATTTATCCTGTTATTATATTGTTTTCAGGTTTTTTTTGGCGCTCCTAATATATGGCTGATTTATAATTGTGAGTTTAATATTATGTTGACTCACTCATTGATCCAATACCTAACTTTACCAGCAACACCTCCGCCCCCAGTAGCACTGGCTGCTGGGGTGCGTTTTATTCATAAAGCAAGGCTGTATGAGCGAGATTTTATGCGTCCATCCGTAAGGGCGGAGCGAAAGGTGAAGCCAAGTTACGAGCGGCATTGTTTAAGCTTGCCAGAAAAGGGGATGCCTTTGCTCTGCGCGAACTACTCAGGGTGGATAAAAATCAGGACTAACTGATGAGCAGACCGGACTGGGGGGCGTTGCAGCAGGAGTATATTGCTGAATACACCCGCTCCGGTATATCTCCGGTGGCATGGTGTGAAGCAAGGGGACTGAATTACGCAACAGCCCGTCGTTACATCAAAAAACCTCCGAAAAATGCGCAGACAGAAATGCGTAAAACTGCGCAACAAAGTGCGCAGAAAAAATCTGCGCAGACTGCGCAAAAGCGGAACGGAAAATCTCAGAAAAAAAGCCAGTATCCGATGCGTGCCTGAATGAGGGCGACGCGGAGGAATTTTCGTTCTGCCCCGATGAATTCGGCATTTCTGACCAGCAGGCTAAGTTTGCGATGCTTGTTGCTCAGGGGAAAAAGCCGACAGAGGCATACCGACTGGCTGGTTATGAGGGGCAAGGTGCGACAGCTAACAGCAACGCCAGCCGTATGCTTAGAAATGCCAGGGTTTATCGTGCTATCAGTTACTTCCGCAATCAGTATCAGAAACGCTATACCGCAGACCTGGATTTACTGGTGAGTCAGTTGATGGCTATTGTCCAGGCCGACCCCAATCAGTTGGCACAATTTCGCCGTGTTAACTGCCGTTATTGCTGGGGCGAGAATCATCTCTACCAGTGGCGTGATATTGCAGAATTCGATAAGGCAGCGGCACAGGCCTCCAGAGATGGCAAACCCGAGCCGGAATATGGAGGCCTCGGCTTTGTTGATAACGCCATACCCAATCCGGATTGTCCGAAGTGCTGCGGTGAGGAAACGGGACAGCTTTATATGGCTGATACCACTCTGCTTGATGGGGATGCGCGACAATTATATGCAGGGGCAAAGCTCGGGAAATTTGGTGTTGAGATCCTGCTGGAGGATAAGGCTGCCGCCCGGCGCGAACTTATCAAGCTGATAATGGCGACGAAAGGAAGTTCTGCTGGTGGTGCAACTGACAGTCGCAATGATCTGGAGCTTGAAGGACTGAGGCTTCGCAACGAAAAGCTGCGCACTGAGATTGAAAACCTCAAAAAAGGCGTGGGTGGTGAGAATAACGAAATAATTATCCACAACTCTCTGCCGATGCCGGGAGTGGATAATGTCGATTGAAATCTACCTCCCAAAACCTCATGAGGGGCAAATAGCTGCATGGACGGCGGCAATAGAGGAACGCTTCCACGCGGTATGCTGTGGTCGTCGCTGGGGTAAAACGGTGATGCTGGTAAACATCGCTACCAGTTTCGCTACGCGGAAATTTGCCGTTCCTACCACCGGGCAACTTATCGCGGGTAGGGTGGGGATTTTTACCGCACAATACCGCCAGTACCAGGAAATCTGGGATGAAATTAGCGCCGTTCTGCAACCGCTGATCCTCAGCCAGTCAAAAAATGAAAAGCGCATTATTCTCCGTAATGGGGGCGCATCGACTTTTGGGTAACGGACAATAACAAACTGGCCGGGTGTGGGCGTAAATATCACGCTGTGCTGATTGATGAGGCAGCATTCACTAAATCGCCGGAAATGCTCGAGGAAATCTGGCCCCGAGCTATACGCCCGACGCTTGTCGATTACCGCGGCTGTGCGTGGGTATTTTCCACACCAAACGGTATCGACGAGAGCAATTTTTTCTACGCGATATGCCACGATGAATCCCTGGGATTTGTCATGCACCATGCGCCAACTTCATCGAATCCGTATATTCCGAAAGAAGAACTGGAGGAAACGGAGAAGAAATCCGATCCGCGCGTCTGGCAGCAGGAATATCTTGCCGAGTTCGTGGACTGGTCCAAAGACGCGTTACTCGATGTCGATAAGCTGCTGGTGGACGGTCAGCCGATTGAGATGCCGCCGTACTGCGACATGATTTTCGCAGTGATGGATACGGCGCTGAAAGGCGGGACCGAAAATGATGGTACTGGCGTGTTGTATTTCGCTTATGAGTCAACGTATTCGGAAGAGCCAAAACTGACGATTATTGACTGGGATGTGACGCAAATTAAAGCGTCATTGCTTCCTGAATATATCCCCGGCGTTTATGACAACCTTGAGCGCCTCGCGAAATTATGCCGTCCGCGTCTGGGCAGCCAGGGAATTTTTATGGAAGACGCCGCGATGGGGGCAATCCTCAACCAGAAGGCGGAAACCGAAGGCTGGGATATGACGCCGATTAAATCGGCACTAACCAGCAAGGGCAAAGACGAACGGGCGGTGATGGCATCCAGCTACCACTATCAGGGGATGTGCAAAATCGTCCGGGAGGCTTACGACAAGACCGTTTCATTCAAGCGCACCACCGCAAACCACCTCATAAAACAAATCGCCGGATTCCACCTGGCGGATAAAGACGCGCATAAACGTGCTGATGACCTTTTCGATTGTTACACCTATGGATTGATCATCGCGCACGGTAATTACGCGGAGTTGTAAAAATCAGGATATTTTTGATGGCAGAGATCGAGATTACTGGCGGCCTCGGTTCAGCACTGATGCGTATTCTTGAGGCTGAAGAAATTCAGCCAGGAACCGATATTGGCTATGAATTGTGTAAGCTGCTGTGGCAATTCCATCCTCTGGGCGGAAAACTTGTCGAAAAACCCATACTGATGGCGATGTGTAAGCCGCGACAGTATAACGTGGAGACAGATCCTGACGAGAGGGTTGTGCGGCGTTTCCAGGAGGTATGGGAACGTATGAGGGTCAACGAGAAGATAAAAAATCTGTTTTTTCTGTCTCGTTGCTACGGTGCTGCAGCGATCGGCGTGGGCACCGACAGTGTTTCATGTCGTGAGCCGCTTCCGACATTCGGGCTGACAGAAGAGGATGTGTATATCAACGCGTGGGATCCGTTGAACGCTTCCGGTTCGATGGTGACTGACCAGAACCCAAACAGTCCGTTTTTCCAGGAAGCCAACAAAAGGCTGAAGATTGGCGGAAAAGACTGGCATCCGTCACGCACACTGAAAATCTTCAACGGCACACCGATTTATCTGGAGTTTCAGAGTTCATCGTTCGGATTCACCGGACGAAGTGTGTTTCAGCGCGTTCTTTATTCCCTGAAATCCTATATCAACACGATGGAGGCGAATGATCTCGTCAGTCAGAAGGCGGGCGTACTGGTAGCTAAAGTTGTGCAGTCCGGTTCGAAAATGGACGGGATCATGGCTGCTGCCACGGGGCGTAAAAGGGAAAACGTGAAAGCCGCCAAAAATAAAGGCGTGTTGAGTATTGGAAAAGACGAAGACGTAAGTTCACTGAACCTGCAAAACATCGACGGGGCGCTGAATACTGCCCGCGACAATATCATTGCTGATATTGCCGCCGGGAGTGACGTTCCGGCCATTATTATCAAGGAAGAAGCATTCAGTAACGGATTCGGTGAAGGTAAGGAGGACTCGAAAGCCATCAGCCAGTATATCGATGGTGTACGCCAGCAGATTGAACCTGTGATGGATTATTTCGAACGCCTGGTGCAGTACATCGCCTGGAACGAGGAATTTTATCAGTCGCTGAAAAATGATTACCCGGACATCATAACCGAGGACTATAAAACCACGTTTTACCAGTGGCGGCGCGAGTTTACCGCGACGTGGCAGGAGCTGGTGGAGGAGTCGCCGGACAAACGCCGGGAAAGCGACAGTAAAGTGATTCAACAGGCGATAGCACTTTTCTCTGCCGTGTCGCCACAGTTTGATCCTGAAAACCGTGCCGCCGTCACTGAATGGCTGGCAAGCCTTGTTAATGCCACGCAGACCTATGGCGAAGCTCCACTCATCATTGATGTGGACGCGCTGGCGAATTATGAACCACCGAAGCAGGAGACGCCTGATGGCAATTTCCAGCCGGGCGGGGAGGAAGAAGAAACGGATCAGGACGCTGTATGAGGTTCTGACGGATGCCGTTAACTACTACGTAAATCACGGGTGGGATAGCGAAAAATCATTGCTCGAATGGTGCCGGAAACTCCGTGTAGCCGCTCAGCGAGAAACCCCTGATGATACCGTAGCCAGAAAACATCTCACCGCTATCTACAGCCGTCTTGTCATCGACGGCGGGGCATTACGGGATCAGCCTCCTGACGGCCCTAAAAAAATCACTGTTGAAAAACTGAAACCTGAATTTCGCAAGGAACTCGACAGGCGAATTTTCGCCAGTGCCAACCTGATAAAACTCAACCGCGAACAGGCTATCGAGAAAACCATACAGCGTTTTCAGGGATGGGTTACGTCCATTCCGCCTGACGGGGTGAGCGAAATTGATCGCCGGGAAGTGAAGTCCGGTTTTCAGAAGTCCGTGAAGGATATGGATTTTATCAGTCGCCGGGTGGCAATTGACCAGGGACATAAGCTGGCGAGCAACGTTAAGTATCTGCTGGCTGTTCAGAGTGGTGCGATTGCTCTGCACTGGCATTCTAACTGGCGGCGTCCGGGCTACAAATACCGACAGGACCACAAAGAGCGCGACGAGAAAATTTATCTCCTCCGCGATTCGTGGGCGCTGGAGCAGGGGCTGATTAAGCCCGTATATGGTTTTTATGACGAAATCACTGCTGCCGGGGAGGAGGTTTATTGCAGTTGCGATGCACTGCCGATCTACGCTCCTCAGAAACTACCCGACGAATTTTTAACGGAGAAGGGCAAACGTGAGTTTAACCGAGCTTGAAGTGGCAGAACGCATCAGGGACGGAACCGTACCGTCTCCGGTGAAATTCTCCAACATGTGGCTGGTGAATTTGCGCATAACCGGAACCGGGCTTGCCTATCGCGCCGGGCTGAAAGAGCACGTCTGGTGTGATCCAAAGCTCTATCTGAACGAGGAGTTTTTAAGGCGATGCAATGGCCTTCCGGTTATCACAAACCATCCTGACGACGCAGTTCTGACGGAGGAGGATTTTAAATCGCGGATCGTCGGTAGCGTCATGCTGCCGTATATCCGGGGTGATGAGGTATGGGCGGTGTGCCGCGTTTACCTCCAGAGCATTGTTGAAGAAATCACTGAGGGGGATGTTTCGACAAGTCCGTCGGTGGTGTTCAACAGCACATCAGGAAATGTGGAAGTACAGGAAGGTGACACCAATTTTTTAATCGAGGGCGTTCCTTTCCTGGTTGATCACATCGCCCTGGTGACGAAAGCCCACGGCTCGCTGGGCGTGTGGGATAAAGACCGGATCCCCGCAGGGGTTGAAGTGACAAACACAGGTGAAATCGAGATGGAAAAAGAAGAACTCCAGGCCCTGTTACAGGGGTGCCCCTATTAAGTTGTCAAGCATGTTATGACCCCTGCGGGTATAAAAAGTCCCGTCGCGCATCATGGCGAACAGAACGTCGCAGCGTCGTCTCGCCAGGGCGATAAGCGCCTGATTGTGTCGTTTTCCCTGACTCATTTTGCGGGTGTAGTAAGCCCTGGAGAGCGGATCCCTGAGCGCGGCGAAGGCCGACAGGAACAACGCCCGTTTGAGAGCTTTATTACCCCGTCGCGAGGGATGCTCACCGCGTATTGACGAGCCGGATCGCCGAGTTACCGGCGCAAGGCCAGCATAAGCAGCGAAATGTGCGGCAGAGGCGAAGGCGCGGCAGGCGACCTCGGTGAGGAGTCTGGCTGCGGTCCTGACACCGACTCCGGGCATACTGGTCAGGACCGGGTAAAGAGGGTGAGCAAGAACTCGCTGTTCTACCTCAAGCGCCACCTCGTCTCTTTGCTTACGCAGCGTGATGAGCTGGAGTGCCAGACGTGGCAGTACTACGGCAGCGGCATTCGTGCCGGGAACGACGACGGTTTGTTCGGCCAGTGCCTGAGCTATGTCTGCTGCAAGGCGTTTACCCAGACGAGGCGCAAGTTTGCAGAGCTGGGCTGCCAGCTTCTTCTCACCCAGCGAAGCGAGTTTTTCTGGTGAGGGATATCGCTGGAGAAGATCGAGTACCGCCGGGTGCTCAAGTCTCGGACCGAGAACGCGCTCCAGTGCCGGATGTATCTGGGTCAGAAGGCCGCGGATACGGTTGCTGGCCTGCGTTGTCTGTGCGGCAAGATCATCATCGAAGCCGCAGAGCATGGAGAGTTCGGCGATTTGCTCGTCAGCCAGTTTCAGCGTGCGTAGCGCGTGAGGCAGGGTACGGGCAGCTTCGGCAATGATGGCAGCGTCACGAGCATCAGTTTTAGCTTCACCGGCGTGTAAGTCGGCTATGCGGCGCATGGCCAGTCCAGGGAGGTATCCGACAAGGACTCCTTCTGAGCGGGCAACGGCGACAGGTAACGCACCGATGGTAGCTGGCTGATCAACAACCAGCAGTATCTGACCATGTTGTTTCAGGTCAGATATTAGCGACCTGAGTTTGTTTTCGTCGTTGGGTAATGCTTTATCGAACAGGCGTTTACCTGAACGATTAATGGCAACAGCGTGATGCGTATCTTTACCGACATCAACGCCGATAAAGACCTGGACGGATTCGTAATCGCTGGATTCGGTCATTCTGTCTCCCTTGTATATGGGTTAACCAGATAACCACGGGGAGCAGGTACCGGCATCCACGTTACAGACGGTCCCGGCAAAAGTGCCTGACCTGACCCCTATTAGCGGTTACCAGCGCCCCACCAGACCCGGTGACATCACCCCCCGGATCATGGACGACTGGGGGCAGTAATCATGCCGGGTCTGGCTGGCTAACACCCCATTATAAGGGGTACGAATAAAGTAACGGGTGAGCGATGCCCTGCAAGGCATTAATCAGAAAATCGATGGTGTCGTTACGCGCATGGACTCACTAGAACAGCGGGACAAAGCGCGGGCGGATGCCGAAGAACAGGTGAAAAAAGAGGCCGAAGAAAAGGCCAAAGCCGATGAAGCCGCAGAGGAACGGCGTAAAGCTGATGAAGCTGCGGCAAAGGAGGCGGAAGAAAAAGCCAAAGCTGACGAGGCGGCAGCTAAAGACGCTGAGGAGAAAGCAAAGGCTGATTCCGAAGCGGAAGAACAGCGTAAGGCTGCCGAGGAGGCAGAAAAAGAACGCAATGACTCAGCCCTGGCAGAAGCACAGGCAAAAGCCGACTCCGCATTCAGTGCCTGCGGTAAAAACGCGCCAGCACCGTTTTCTGGTGAAAATGCGCTGGACTACCGCAAGCGTGCGCTAATCGCTATGCAGAAACACTCTTCGGTACATAAGGACGTCAATATTCGCGCGATTGCGGATTCTGCAACGCTGGCTGTGCTTGAGGACGCAATTTTCAGTGCCGCCCGTCAGTCCATCGAAAAAGAAATGATGAGTACGCAGGGGCAACTGCATAAACGTATCCGCAACGATGAAGCCGGACGTCGCATTACTGAATATCAGGGCGATCCGAACGTCTGGCTGAGTGCTTTCAAAATTCCGGGGCGTCGTCTGGCAAAAATTAACACTCAAGGGAGCCTGAACAATGGCTGATATTAACTTTCATCCGTTTAAAAACCGTGGAGCATTTGGTGGCCTTTTTAACGTCGAATCCCGTGGGCTGATGCAGGGGATGCGCAGGATGATCCGGCAATTCGTCTGCAACTTTGCTCCGGTCGACTGGACAGCAAAATCACTGAACCGGTATGGGGTGGCGTTGGAGTTATGGAGTGCATTGCCCCGCGAAAGACAGCGTTAACGGCGCGGTAATTAAACAAGCCACGAAGGACGCCTGTAACGCCTTTACTGTCTTTAATCAGGCATTTCATGGCATTACCACGCCGGATAATCCGGTGCCGTTATATCTCGCGGGTGGCTTTGTTCACTATTACCGCGTTGGCTCAGGTGCCCGCATTCCTCTCCCTGTCAGTGCAGAAGTTGTTGCGCTGGCTGATGGAAATAACACCGTTGCTGCCAGTGGTTTTGTGTGGGATCTGACGAAAAACATGGTTGATGTTTATTCGGGATCACCCGGCGCTAATCCGAAAGTGGATATTAAGCTGCTGATGGTTTCAGTTGACGGAAACCTGAGGGTGAAAAAAGAGGATGGTGGTAACGTTGTCTGGGAAATCGGCAAACCGTGCGGCCTGTTTTTAATTTAAGGGGATATTAATTAATGAGCGCATTTACTCCTGCGACTACTATTGTGTCGCCGTCAATGGTGCTGCCGGAAATGATCGTGCAACAGAGCATGGCTTCCGGGGCGTTTGAAGTCCTGGCCGGTGGTGCTCCAGCGGTAAAAATCAGTTCCAGTGATTTGATGGTCTATCAGAAATATCTGCGCATGACCTCGCAGGCGCAGGTCAGCCAGTCTCTGCCGGGTCAGTTACCGTCTTCCAGTATCTCTGGCGGCTATGACGGAATGATGACTTACCGAATTTCTTCCCGCTCGCAATACAGCTATCTCGATACTGATGCAGCAGATCGCTGGGGCTATTCTCTGATTGAAGGCCTGCGCCTGGCTAACCGTCAGGGACACGCTCAAATGTTGCGTAATATGCTGCTGTATGGCGTGAATGCAGCTAATAACGAGGGGATCACCAACTCACCGAACGCAGTGACGCTGAATCTGGGCAACGACAGCAAAGGTAACGATTCGTACACCACCTGGGATTCCGGCGAGATGGCTAAATTTATGCTTGGCCTGATTGCTGACCAGAAAACCCGCATGTTGCTGCTGGGGCAGCCATTAACGACTGTTATTCTGAGCCCACAGCGATTCATGAAGGCGCTGGAGTGGACAGGAATTGTTGAGCTGACCAGTTACCAGCGTCCTGGTGGTGGTACCGGAACGGTGGGAACGATGGTTAAAGACGTCGCCGATAAGGCGACAGGCGACGACATCATGTTCTGCTAGGACGACACGCTGATCGGTAAAGGCGCTGGTGGTAATGACCTGATCATCGTTACGAACCCGACGATTGAGGTTCCGGAAGCGCGTCACACCATTAACACCAATATTTTCTCCACGCTGGTACCTAACCAGCAGGCCGTCAACGTGATGTTCTGTGATATGGCAGCGCCGACGGAAATCCCGTCCCCTATGCCGGATGGCGGCCTGACCACGTTGTATACCATGCGCGCGACGCCGGGCTGGAACTTCCGCCCTGAGGGGATCACCCTGTTGTCTGCCAAATACGCATAAACGTTCAATCTGATAACGCGGGGAGCTAAATGCTCCCTTTTTTGTGGGAAAAATTTATGAAGCTCTACATCGCTAACTGCTCACGTCAGCCGCACACGTTCAACTACAAACTCCCCGAAAAAACGCAGTCGTTCGGTGTGACAATTCCGTCCGGACGTCAGCATATGATCGAAAATCAGTCCGATATTATCGACCACATCATCCGACAGCATGAGCCTTACGGATTCCAGCGTTGTGACAAGGTGGACAAGAATTTTTCCGGTATCTGCTATTCCATCGATAAACCTGTGAGCGTCGGTCGCATTGAGGATTGCGCGGAGCAGAAAACGGAAAATCTGGAATCCCTGTCAGAAGAAATTCTTGCAGCCAGCGCCGTATCGCTGAATAACGCAGTGGATCAGGCAGTGATTCAAAGTGGCGAAAAACCTCAACCGGGTGGTATTGAAATGGAAATCACCGGGGAAGCGATTAACACTGAACAGGAAAATCCGCCCAGCACAAAGCGAAATATTAAGGTTAAAAAATAATGACCTTGCGTCCGTCACTGGAGGGATTTATTCGCTTTGTTCGTGACGACATGAAAGTATCGGTTCACGCTATTGCTGACGATGATCCGACGCTGGAATGTTGCTTTCAGTCTGCTATGGAGCTAGGCTGTGTCCCTTAATCATCTGAGCTATAGTAACTGTCTGTTTACACAACATATTGAACTATGGCTCGCTACGACCTTCCCGATGAGGCATGGACCATCATCAAGCCCCTGTTACCTCCTGAACCCGCCACACCACGGGCCGGACGCCCATGGGCTGAGCACCGTAAAATCATCAATGGCATGTTCTGGGTGTTATGTTCCGGTGCACCATGGCGCGATTTACCCGAACGATATGGGTCATGGAAAACTGTTTATAACCGCTTTAACCGATGGTCAAAGTCAGGCGTGATTAATATTATTTTCAACAGGTTGCTTTCGCTACTTGATGCAAACGGCTTTATTGACTGGTCTGCCACCGCGCTGGATGGCAGTAATATCCGGGCGCTGAAATGTGCCGCCGGTGCTCAAAAAAACATCCCGATATCGACGGAGATAATGGGCTGGGTCGCTCTCGCGGCGGTTTTGGCACCAAAATCCATCTGGCAACAGACGGAAGTGGCCTCCCGTTAAATATCGTGCTAAGCCCCGGACAAGCTCATGAAAGCCAGTTCGCGCAACGACTTCTGGACGGGATTGGCGTTCAGCGTCAGAACGGCAGCATGAAACGCCGTGGACATGCGGTACTGGCTGATAAAGCGTATTCAGGGCGCGCATTGCGCAACGAGCTGAAAAATAACGGTATAAAGGCAGTAATCCCCGAAAGTCAAATGAGAAAATGGCATCGGATGGACGTGCACAGCTTGATCGTGATGCGTACCGCAATCGTAATGTCGTTGAACGGTGCTTTGGGCGGCTGAAAGAATATCGCCGCATCGCCACGCGTTACGACAAAACGGCGAGAAATTACCTGGCGATGGTGAAACTGGGCTGCATCCGACTCTTTTATCAACGCTTACGTAATTAAGGGACACAGCCTAATCCCTCACGATCAGGGGCTGGAGCGTTTACCCATCATCTATGTGCGAACGGTTTATAACGCTGCCGCCTCATTTCTCCTGAATTTCGCTCCCGGCTCGTGGTTTGCCGACCTGAGAAAAAAACTCAACCTTGGGAAACTGGCTACCGGGCTTGTCAGCGCGGCAGCAGACCAGGGGACATCTGGTTCGATCACCATCAGCGACGCGCTGAGTAATCTGTCTTTGCTGGATTTGCAGATGTTACAGGATCCGTATGGACGACAGGTTGTTGCGGTGCTGATGCAGATGGGCACGGTATGGGGTTACACGCCATGAAACTTTGTTTTGGGGTTATCGACCAGCCGTATGACTACGGCGACGAACTGGGAAAAACCACGTTTGACGTGGCCTGTGACCTCGAGGAGCGATACGAAATTTTTACGCACTTCTGGGAAATGCATAAGGACGAGATTATCCAGGAGGCAGGTACTGAACTGGCGTACCAGTTGGTCAATCACTTCAAGTATAAGGCTCCGCTACCTGGCGAGCATTTTCTGGAAGGGACCGGGAAGATTTTCCATATATTTCTTGAAACCGAAGAAATGGCCGGAATGACGATCAACGGAAATCAGGTCCCAACCCAGGCTGCGTTACAGGGTGTTAACTCAAGGCTTAAGGACAAATATACCGGGGAGCGGCGCCCGTCATTCATAGATGGCGGCCTGTTTAAGGGCAGCTTTATAGCGTGGATAGATAACAATGCCGAGTCTTGAAGAATTAGCCGAACAGCACAGTTCGCAGCTCTCGTCCGTTCTTAAATCCGCAGTTGAAACCATCTCGTCAGACTAGGAAATCACGTTCAGGCTCTATGTCCGGCAGGTTCTGCCGCTGGATGGCTTTGTCTATTGGGTTAATGCGGAAATCATCAGTTGCGATGAACTGTGTCGTCTGAATATTGAGTCACCAACTCGTCTGAAAATCAAAGGCAGCCTGCATCGTCAGATTATTGCGATTCAGGACGAGTCTGTCTCGAAGGATGTGAACAACATTATTTTCACGCCTGTTCAGCAGGTTGATGATTTTAATGTGGAAAATCCCGATGCGATCTATCTCGGTGAGTACGGCGGCGTCCAGTTCGCTTTTTCTCGAATGGAGAGCCGCTATCAGCAGTCGGGTATTTTTCATTATCGCGGCATGGCGATTTTTCCAACCATGCGTTCCCAGATTATCGACTGCGAGGAGGATATCAGCGACGAGCAGATCATATCCAACAGCATCCCGATCTGGCTGCAAATGAAAGATGCCGCGACCGTGTATCCGTCTTACCTGGTACCGCAGAACCTTCGCCCTCCGTATATCGCGGTGGATGTTCGCAACAGTATTCCATTGCAGGTGGCTCCCGTTGTTTTCGGTGGTGAGCGATTCCAGCTCGTCCAGGATTCGGTTCGCCTGACGCTTTATGGATTCAGCAATAAAATGGCGCTGGATCTTGTCGACTCGGTGGTGAACAGGGCGCTGGAGGAGGAAAAGTTTGGTGTAACCAATATTCCGGTGGTTCAGGACGCAAAGTCGGGACAGGTTGAAATCAACGCTCTGGCGAAGAAAAAGATTGTCGATTTTGACGTGAATTACTACCAGAGCACCGCCCGGGAAATATCCCGGCAGTTGATTGAAAAAGTCATTTGTAAATATGAGGTTAAATAATGGGGTTTAATATCGTCACGGTGAATGTGTCCCAGACCATCGGGGCCATTCCCTCGAATTTGCAGCAGATGTCCGCTGTTCTCTCGTTTGGCTCCACGACTCATGAGCCGGGAAAGCCTGTATTACTCACCCGTAATCAGGATATTAACGATCTGGTAAGAAATCCGATTGCTGCGTTGTCGGCGGCTGCTGCAGGAAAATCTGCGGCAAACGTCACCGTTACGATGACGCTTCCGGAAGGGAGCAACATCCGACGCGAAAACAGTTCTGAGGTGAAAATTGTTGTTTCCGGGTGTTCGCCCGACGCGTGGAATGGCGAATATACTGCTACCGTCACGGATGAAAAAACACTGACCTGGACGATTGCTGATTCTCAGCTTTCCGGTTCGCCAGTGACACTGGGGCAGTTTTCCATTGTTGGCAGTGAAAATCTGGTGACGGCAGTAAACACGTTTTTTGCCCAGGGAAATTCAGTTGGGATTTACCTGCTGGAGCTGGGAGTACAGAAAGGTGGAGTCAGTAAGGAAATCGCTGCACTGAAAGCTTATATGGAAGATCCGCTCCTGCGTTTTTATGCGTATCTGGTGCCGCAGCCGTGGGATGGTGACGCAGAGTTTATCAGTCTGGCAAAACTCCACACCGCCAACGAAGCGATGCAGTATTTCTTCGTGCTGACGAAAACGCCGGACGACACGAATTACGTTTCGCCTTATGCCGGTATTAAGTCGGTTATTGCAACGGCGGATGATACGTACCCGGCGACAAACGCGGCAGCAGCCGTAATGTGGAACTATGTTTCCGCATCACCTTCAGAAATCAACAAGGTGCCGCCGATGGCATTTCGCTATCTACAGGCGGTAAACGCCCACACGGGCAAAAATTCAATTCTGGTCACGATGACGAAGCAGAATATTAACTACGTCGACACGGGGGCTGAGGGGGGAATTTCCAACACGATTCTGGTGAAAGGCGTTACCAGTGACGGTAACGATATGACGTACTGGTATTCCGTGGACTGGGTGCAGATTAATGTCGATATGCAGCTCGCACAGGCGGTGTTCAATACGGGCGTATCTTACGGCCTGGTCAACGGTCAGCCTGTCATCGATGCAGTGCCTTTCCGCCAGTATATCAACACTAATCCCAATGATTACGGTATCGGGCGTTATGCAGGCCTTTCGGCCTCCTATACGCCGATGCGCGGATTTGTCGAAATCATTTTTAACATCAATGTGACAATGCAGCTTTCGTGAGGGACTGAACCGTGCCTAATCCAATGATCCCCGTTGGCACCCTTAACCGGGTTCGCGCCAGCGTTAAATTCACCTCCCATTCTGAACTGAATGTGTCCGCCTCATTTCTGGCAAAAGAAGGCGTCGAATTGTCCTGTCAGGGCAATATCACGGAGTTTTTACCCGCTATGACGGGAGCCGTGCAGTCGCCGCAGCCATACATGATTTTACAGGCGCGTGTTCATCTGCTGCGTAGCCAGGCGCTGGGAAAACAATTCAAGGCGCAATGGGAAAAGAATGCCACGATCGGCGACGCAAAAGTGTATAGCGACAGCACGGTGTTCGGTGACTTCGATATCTATAACACGGCGATCACCAACGTGCAGGATATGACCTTCGCCGGGGGCGAGCCGGGTGTGGCCATCACCATTACTGGTACGTATTACATCAACTCTGAAATGTGGGATCTGGTATGAAAATCGCGCGAAATTTAAACCTGATTATTCCTGTCCGGACAGAAAAGGGTAATGGCTGGATCCATGCCACGCCGATCAGCAAAGAGGTGTTTAAAGAGCATTTCTTCATTCTGAGTAAAACTTTTTCTGCCATTTTTTCAGAAGGTTTTGGCGTCGTTGCGGGTCCGCGTATCGCTTTTTTGATGCTGGAGCGGATCTCGCGTGATTCTAATATCTGGGAAGGTGATAAAGGGGTCCGTAATACACTTGTTAATGAGGTCATTCGCCTGGCAAACCTTGTTTACCCAGTGGAGGGTAAAGGCTACGACACAATCCCTCTCGATATGGCGCTGGAGCGTGAAATCATTGATTTGGATGAAGTGGCGGGTGAGCTCATTTTTTTTACATGCGTCTCGTCGATAAATTCACCGGAGCAGGCGAAGGGGACTATGGATGTGGTCAATGGAGTATGGAGCACTCAATGCTCGTTATTGAATCTTACGGAATGGATCGCTTCATTGCCGACATTGAAATCAGCCGCCAGTTCTGGCGCGACGGCGAACACGTCATCAGCGACATCCTCGACTACTCAGCCGGAGCCGGATTCAGAGACATCTGTGCAGATTCCGGCCTAAATGTAAAAACAGCAGCTCAGTTTCGTGAGCTGCTCAAATTCAAAAATCCCGCAGGAGTATTGTGATGGCTGGTAACCAGATGCCAGTTCTGACGCTGGATGTTAATGAAGAACACCTCAGGCGGCTTGAGGCGATATTTGAAAAGTATCGCAACGGACTGATGATTGGCCCTGCCGGTACGCCGCTTAAAATACCTTCAAATACCGGTCCGGGAGGTGGCTCTTGGCAGACAACCACAGGCGGAGAAGCCAATCAGGCTCCCAGGAAACCATCTTCACCCGCGCCAGTTCTGGCTGCTTCCACTGATGGACGTTTAAGGGATGAAAAATGGCGCTTTGTTGGCAGCGGGAAAACACCTGATTCGCTGGTGAGCAACTATAAAGGTCGCGGCGAAACGATGTTTGATAAGTACCTCAGCGGGCTGGGGAAAAACGCCAAACAGACGCTGAAAACTTACAAGCAGATCAATTCTACGCTACGGACGACCACTTCGAGATTAAACAACCTGTTTAAAACCACCATATCGTGGGGGACAAAACTTGCGGTTATGGGCGTTGCCGGGCCGTTTGGCTTTGGCATGATGGCTCGTAATGTTGTAGAGAAACAGAAAAATGCTGATGAATTGCAGGCAACTCCAGGAGAGTTAAAGGCGGCAGAAAGCACTTATTCGCCTTATTTTTCCGGTGTTGGTAATTTGCTCAATACACTGGCAGCCGCGCAAAATGACACTCAGCATCCTGCCTACAACGGGCTAATTGGATTAGGGATAAATCCTAAAAAAGGGGCAGCAGAAAATCTTCCTGTATTGTTAGAAAGAGTTGCTGCTCTTGCAAAGGAGTATGAGGGAACCGGACTTACTCAGAGCATGCTCAGAGGTCGTGGCCTTGGATGGGTAAATTTTGGTATCCCTAACTACCTTGAAAGGCAGTTCGCCGTGACCGAGCCAAATCAGGTGTGGTGCGGTGATGTGACCTATATCTGGACGGGTAAGCGCTGGGCGTACCTCGCCGTTGTTCTCGACCTGTTCGCAAGAAAACCAGTGGGCTGGGCCATGTCGTTCTCGCCGGACAGCAGGCTCACCATGAAAGCGCTGGAAATGGCATGGGAAACCCGTGGTAAGCCCGGCGGGGTGATGTTCCACAGCGATCAGGGCAGTCATTATACGAGCAGGCAGTTCCGGCAGTTATTGTGGCGATACCAGATCAGACAGAGTATGAGCCGGCGCGGAAACTGCTGGGATAACAGCCCAATGGAACGCTTCTTCAGGAGTCTGAAGAACGAATGGATGCCGGTGGTGGGTTACGTAAGCTTCAGCGAGGCAGCTCACGCCATAACGGACTATATCGTTGGATATTACAGCGCACTAAGACCGCACGAATATAACGGTGGGTTACCCCAAACGAATCGGAAAATCGATACTGGAAAAACTCTAACTCGGTGGCCAGTTTTTGTTGACCACTTCACTGTTACGACAACGCTCCGATGGAAAGCTTCTGGGGAACGCTGAAAAATGAGAGCCTGAGCCACTATCGTTTTAATAACCGGGATGAAGCCATCTCAGTAATACGGGAATACATTGAGATTTTCTACAATCGTCAGCGTCGTCACTCTCGTCTGGGGAATATCTCCCCGGCAGCCTTCAGGGAAAAATATCATCAGATGGCTGCTTAAAAAAAGAACAAATGGTAGTGTCCGCTATTGCCAGTACACCTCAGGATGATATTGATGAACTAAAAATTCAGCTTAAGGAACTGAACCAGAAGCGCACAGAGCTACAGACCACGATTGATAGCATGAGGCGTAAGGCTTCACTCACTGATAAGGAACTACCCCAGCTTAAAGATATTGACCTGACAACTAAAGCGGGTCGTGTCGAGTGTCAATTAATTTTGTCCAAACATCTGGAATCCCTGACACTGGGTAGAGGGCAAGTGACGGTTAAGTTGAGTAATGGGACTGAAATCATAGTTCCTACAGACCCATTACCATTAACTGACGGAGCTGCAATCTTTGAAATTGCTGAGAAAAATCTTTTGAATATTGACACTTTCCAACTGTAGCAATCAATCAGGGGGCTATGACCCCCTTCTATCAATATCTCTTGTTAGGGTTGACAGACAGCCTCTTCAAAACATTACCTGTACCAGCATTATTAAGCACCTTTGAAGCTTGCTCATTAGCGGCATCTGAGAAGGTGCTTTTTCCGTTCTTAACTTTGACACTTTTACCACAATTGATACGGGCTTGAAGTTGCTCATTAGTAAGTTCACTCGTAGAGCGATTATATAGCTCCTGACACATCAACATACCGTTACCTAGACTTGTCGTAGTGTTCCCTGTATTCTTCTTAGAAGTTGCACCGCCATCATTCGTGGTAGCGACCTTTCCAGTAGCTGCTGAAATATCAGTTTGTCCTACGATTGAACGAAACTCTACACCTTGGAAGGTCATCTGAATACGAAGACCGTTAGCAATGGTATGCTCTTTACTCGCTTTAAACTGAGTAATGATACTATCAGTGATAGCTAGACTGGCCCCCTGAATCTCCAGACAACCAGTATCACTTAAATAAGTGATAGTCTTAATACTAGTTTTTAGACTAGTCATTGGAGTACAGATGATTGATGTCTTAGGGCCGGAGAAACGCAGACGGCGTACCACACAGGAAAAGATCGCAATTGTTCAGCAGAGCTTTGAACCGGGGATGACGGTCTCCCTCGTTGCCCGGCAACATGGTGTAGCAGCCAGCCAGTTATTTCTCTGGCGTAAGCAATACCAGGAAGGAAGTCTTACTGCTGTGGCCGCCGGAGAACAGGTTGTTCCTGCCTCTGAACTTGCTGCCGCCATGAAGCAGATTAAAGAACTCCAGCGCCTGCTCGGCAAGAAAACGATGGAAAATGAACTCCTCAAAGAAGCCGTTGAATATGGACGGGCAAAAAAGTGGATAGCGCACGCGCCCTTATTGCCCGGGGATGGGGAGTAAGCTTAGTCAGCCGTTGTCTCCGGGTGTCGCGTGCGCAGTTGCACGTCATTCTCAGACGAACCGATGACTGGATGGATGGCCGCCGCAGTCGTCACACTGATGATACGGATGTGCTTCTCCGTATACACCATGTTATCGGAGAGCTGCCCACGTATGGTTATCGTCGGGTATGGGCGCTGCTTCGCAGACAGGCAGAACTTGATGGTATGCCTGCGATCAATGCCAAACATGTTTACCGGATCATGCGCCAGAATGCGCTGTTGCTTGAGCGAAAACCTGCTGTACCGCCATCGAAACGGGCACATACAGGCAGAGTGGCCGTGAAAGAAAGCAATCAGCGATGGTGCTCTGACGGGTTCGAGTTCTGCTGTGATAACGGAGAGAGACTGCGTGTCACGTTCGCGCTGGACTGCTGTGATCGTGAGGCACTGCACTGGGCGGTGACTACCGGCGGCTTCAACAGTGAAACAGTACAGGACGTCATGCTGGGAGCGGTGGAACGCCGCTTCGGCAACGATCTTCCGTCGTCTCCAGTGGAGTGGCTGACGGATAATGGTTCATGCTACCGGGCTAATGAAACACGCCAGTTCGCCCGGATGTTGGGACTTGAACCGAAGAACACGGCGGTGCGGAGTCCGGAGAGTAACGGAATAGCAGAGAGCTTCGTGAAAACGATAAAGCGTGACTACATCAGTATCATGCCCAAACCAGACGGGTTAACGGCAGCAAAGAACCTTGCAGAGGCGTTCGAGCATTATAACGAATGGCATCCGCATAGTGCGCTGGGTTATCGCTCGCCACGGGAATATCTGCGGCAGCGGGCTTGTAATGGGTTAAGTGATAACAGATGTCTGGAAATATAGGGGCAAATCCAATAGCTATTCCATCTCTACAAACAATAGTGATGATTTGCTTCTGGTCTCGCCATTGTTCAACCGTAGAAATAAAGGTTTCTACAAGTTGCCCCTGTCTGGTTAATAGAACTGAACCCGTCGAATCAACCACTACAACACCGCTAATAGAGATGGTCTTAGGTGCTCTCTGAACATTATCAGTGATAGTTTGCCCCGATTGCATAGCCTGAGTTGTCACCATCATCGGTGAGTCATAGTCCATCTGTTCAGTAGCTGTTAAGGCAAGAAAAGATTCTACATTATCTCTAAGGTGAAAATAGATACCATCTTTACCTGAGTATCTAATTTGCTTTGTGTCAAACATTGTTTATTCCTCTGGGTAAGCTGAGCTAATCAAGGTATCTTCCTGCATACGATTAATATGAGATGTGGTTCTTTCATCAATAACCTTTCCATCAAGTACCGTCTGAGTTGTGATATTGATTGTCTGAGGCTGAATATTTACTGACGGCTTGATAACCTTTAAATCTTGTGTGAATGTTTCCACTCGACCTTTCAGATTATTTAATGTGAAGTGGTCAACAAAAACTGGCCACCGAGTTAGAGTTTTTCCAGTATCGATTTTCCGATTCGTTTGGGGGTAACCCACCGTTATATTCGTGCGGTCTTAGTGCGCTGTAATATCCAACGATATAGTCCGTTATGGCGTGAGCTGCCTCGCTGAAGCTTACGTAACCCACCACCGGCATCCATTCGTTCTTCAGACTCCTGAAGAAGCGTTCCATTGGGCTGTTATCCCAGCAGTTTCCGCGCCGGCTCATACTCTGTCTGATCTGGTATCGCCACAATAACTGCCGGAACTGCCTGCTCGTATAATGACTGCCCTGATCGCTGTGGAACATCACCCCGCCGGGCTTACCACGGGTTTCCCATGCCATTTCCAGCGCTTTCATGGTGAGCCTGCTGTCCGGCGAGAACGACATGGCCCAGCCCACTGGTTTTCTTGCGAACAGGTCGAGAACAACGGCGAGGTACGCCCAGCGCTTACCCGTCCAGATATAGGTCACATCACCGCACCACACCTGATTTGGCTCGGTCACGGCGAACTGCCTTTCAAGGTAGTTAGGGATAGCAACATGTTCATGACCACCACGTTTATACCGGTGAGTCGGCTGCTGACAGCTGACCAGCCCCAGCTCTTTCATGAGCCTGCCAGCAAGCCAGCGTCCCATCTGGTAGCCTCTCCGGGTTGCCATTGTGGCGATGCTTCTTGCTCCGGCCGAACCATGGCTGATGCCATGTAGCTCAAGTACCTGACTGCGTAATACAGCCCGTCTGCCGTCTGGTTTTTCAGGACGGTTTTTCCAGTATCTGTAGCTGCTGCGATGAACCCCGAACACTTGGCAGAGTGTGACCACAGGATAATGCGCTCTGAGTTTCCCGATTATCGAGAACTGTTCAGGGAGTCTGACATCAAGAGCGCGGTAGCCTTTTTTAATATTTCATTCTCCATTTCAATGCGTTGTAGCTTTTTCCTCAGCTTACGTATTTCGATTTGTTCTGGTGTTATCGGAGAGGCTTTTGGTGTTTTGCCCTGACGCTCATCACGCAGTTGTTTGACCCATCTTGTCATTGTGGAAAGGCCAACATCCATAGCTTTGGCGGCATCTGCCACCGTGTATTTCTGGTCAACAACCAGTTGAGCGGATTCGCGTTTAAACTCTGCGCTAAAATTTCTTTTTTTCAT